TAAGCCATGAAACCAACTCCCCATGATCGCTCACGCTCACTCTCTCTGTAGATGGAAGGGTAGAGAGTTGATAGCGAAGATCAACTATCTCGTTTTGCGCTTGGCAGAGTGTCGAAGTAGATATAAAACAGTGTGATTCATTTCCATGCTCTAACGCAGATTCGATATTCTTCAGCAAATCATCCTTCGCCAGCTCGCTTGCATCACTACTGGTGGCGCGGGTGTTCCATAATTCACGAGGGAAAGAGAGTGCCATGTATCTAAAACTTACGCACTCTATGTTGCTGCACTCTATCTGGTCGTGTGCCAATTCTCGCGCATCTGCGCCACAAAACGGGCATGGCTTTAGCTTGCTGTTATCACTCATTGCTCTCTCCAAGTGCTGCTTTGAGTTCATTGAAGAATGGCGTTCTCATGGCGCTGTCCTCTAAGTATTTCCCATTCAACACGGGATTGTTGAGAATACTAAACATCTTCTCAGCACACTCCCTGCTTATCGTTACATCACTGCAGCATCCTTCGGTTTCACATTGTTCCATTGCTGTCACTCCCCTCTCATTAGTTCAGCCGGTGATCTTTCCTCTCGCGGCGGTGCTACAAACCCATGCTTTGCGGCATAGGCTAATGCGCTATCTCTAGCAGATTGCCGAATTGTTTTTACTGTCTCTAGCAACTTCTGGTCATCAATTTCATGCCATCTAAACAACATATCTAATTCATCTTCCATTCTCACTCTCCATATAATCAGTCAAGATGGGGGCTTGCGCCCCCGTTAAATTAAAAGGGTACATCTTCTGCTGAGATTTCAGGAGATGCAGGTAAACCATTAGACTTTGCTGCATCTTTAGCCTTGACCGACAGACTCATGTAAGCTTTGCCAGCTTGCGATTCCTTTAACCATGCATTGAGATAGAACTCTTTCCCATCTACGTTAATTGTGCCGTTGTAATCGGAGTGAGTTGGCTGCTCTTTCCTTTCGTTTTTAAACAGCGCACCTCGGTTAGTGTTATCGTAATCACTCATTTAAATCTCCTAATCCCAAAATTTAATGATATTATCATTGATTGAATTGACCGCCCTGGACACGCACTCTTCCAGTTTGGCTATGTATTCCTCATCACGCTCAACGCGAACGATCAAAGGTTTCATGCCAGGATGATAAGAAAAGAAATCCCACCAATCACGCTCCGTTACCCATAGACAGCCCATTACTTGCTGTTTATATTTCAAGGGCAGTATGCCATCCCTCAAGTAACCTACGTGTGTTGCTCCAGCAGGACATTTTATTTCCAACCCTCCCGATTCGCCTACCAATCCGTCTGGTGAACAACCAGCAGCGATTGTTTCGTGTAGACAGAAACCGACTTCCTCAACTTCTACATCTTGCAGTACACAATACAGGTCACGCGCTTCAGGTTCTAACTCAGTACCGCGAAGCATGTGATCATTTTGATAAAACGGAGTTTGCTCTCCAGTTAGTTCTTCTGCTACCAGTTGATTGATGTAGCTGTCAGCTTGCGTAGACCAGACACCTTTTGATGTGCATAGCTTAGAGAACATAGACGCGCTAGGGCATCCTAATCTAGACTCAATCCAACCTGGAGTACCTTGCTCATGCTTACAAATTCTCATAGATCATCCTTATTGCACTTGGGGCTTTGGCATTTCATCTTGTAGAAACTTAGTAACACGCCTGAACATTTGCTGCACTCTCGCGTTCCAGTATCGTAGTCACTAGATCGAATGACGCGACCGCCATCTCTCTTATCACCCCGATAGAAAACGTGTCCAGCTTTTTCTAGTTCGTTGGGTCGGCTAGTAATTGAGCTAGACTGAATGTGCGGGTGCGCTTGCGTCATCTCTTTGATGGTAATGCCTTCTTTGCCAGAAGAATTTATTAAATCAAATACAAACTTTCGCATTTTCCCAGTTGGTGCTGCTGTAGCTGCATCCTTAGAAGTCTGCGGATCGCTAGTCCTGGACAGCTTGTGAGGTGGCGTGTCATCGAATAGATCATCCATTTAACATCTCCCTTCTTGCTTTATTTTGCTCTTTATTTAATTTCAATCTTGCTTTGTCATACTCTTCCTGCAAGTCATAAATCCAATCGGACAACACATCCAGTTTCAAGAGTGAATTTTCATAGTTAAACTCAAGGGTGAGGCTGATACTGCCTTCGCCGCACTCATAGTTAGCCATTAAATCACCAGCTTTCATCACTGTTAGCTTTTCTTTACCAATGGGAGGGTACTGACTAGCCATGTCTTCCCCCTTACGCAGATGCCATCTGTTTAATTTCAGACAACATTTCTGGGCTGACTTTGTATTTCTTTTTAAGAGATGACACAACCTGATTGACTGTTTTCTCTTTGCTGTCAATCTGACCTTGCATAGCACCGCGCCACTTCTCAAGCTCTATCTCTGTAAACCAAGGCTTCTCAGTTTCGGTTGAGTCTTCTTTAGTATTGTCTCGCGAGTCTGCATCCTTGCCATCATCGATAGCAAACAGACCATTGAGAGCGTACTTCCTGGCGTAACTAGAGGTAGCTCCGGTGATTTGGCTAACGTCCATGCCCTTCCTGCTGTCAGCCTCTCTCGCGTAGCCTGTAGCTTCTGCGACAAAATTATTGTCAATTGTCCTCACAACAGCGGCGGCCTTGATGTAATATCTATCGCCGATATATTCCAAAGAATCACTAATTGTTAGATACATCTCGGCTTCTGCTAACAAAGGTTTAACAGACTCTAAAATATCTTCTGCTGACCTGTAGTTATAATTACCAAATGCATTTCTCTGGCCTTTCTTGGCTTTTAATTTCTGCTGAATATTTATTATGCTCATACTTCTGGCTCCTGTTGTTCTATCTGCAAAGATGTTAGGTATAGATCAAACCAAGCATTTCGATAAGATTCCCAGGCTTCTGATCCAGGCTTATAGGTATTTTCCTCACTGCCATCTCGCCAATCCCATTGGGCTTTGGCTTTAGCTTGACTTAAAGAGTTATCCATTACTCACCCCTCTTGAAGCCAGCAGCCTCATCAGACTCTTGTTGAGTCATTTCAAACTGCATATCTGATTGATATTCCTCATAAAATTCTTCAACCTCTAGCTGAATCGCATCGCGAATCATCGAGCCAAATGTTTCATTTAGCTTAGATGGATTGACAGAGATTGGTGCAGAAAGCAGAGTCACAATAGAAGCCAAGCAGTCTTGCAGAGCTTCGGATTGCGAAAGAGGTACGGGTGATTCGGAGTTGTAAAGATCGATGTGTTCTTTGATGTTCATAGTGCATCCTCCCAGACGTTGATAAAATAATAATCGCTAACAATTGTTGCTGTCAACAATAATCTTAGATATATTTATATGAATTTCTAATTAACCAGGAGAAAGTTATGCCAGTAAGCACATATAAGTTAAAAATAGGTGGCAGTTACTGCCGCTGCTCTGCCTGTGGAGAGGTGTTCTCAGGCATTACAGGTTTTGACATGCATAGGGTAGGGGCATATGACGAAACGCGCTCCTGCACCCCCCTACAAGGCTCTGAGGTGACTATGTTAAGCCCAACAGGGAAGGAACAGACATTTACATTAGAGCATTCAGCTCGCGGGTCTTATTGGCGGCTCAGATAATCCGGACAAATTTTTATAAAACTTGTCCTTTTATTTATTTTTAATCAAAGTTAAACTGATGAGGATACCCCTCCCGCTCCGTTAATTGGAGTGAATTGCTGTGGAAATAGAAGTTTAAATTACCTTCCCAGGCTCCATGTCTCTGCTTCGCGATGATGATCTGGTGATCAGACGACTTAGATAGATATTCCTGCTGCTTCTCATCTAGCTCCCGCATCGTAGCTATCTCTTTAAGAGTCTCACGTTTGCGGTTAGGCTGGATAATAATCACATTGTCTGCCATGTCGGACAGAGAACCCGCGCCTCTAATACTGTATCGCGAGGGTGCAATTGATTCATCATCATGCATAGGCTTCTTAACATGCGTCACTATGTGCAAGTGGGCTTGATTACGCTTAACTATGTACTGCATCTTGTTGATGAATTCATTCTGCTTATTGTAATCGTCATATTTCAGGGCGATCTTACTCAGTGAATCCAAAACTACATGCTCACATCCTAGCTCTTTCGTGGCGTATTGTATGAATCCGATGATTCTTTCGGGCGGTAGAGTATCCAGCGCATCGAAGATATATATCCGATCTTGAGCCCAATCCATAAACCGTTGGACAAACTCATCTGATGGTCGGCCTTGATGTGCTCCTGCTGCTTGCATTAGCATCCGGTGCAGGGTAACTGTAGGCTGCATCTCCAAGCTACAGATGCACACCTTCCTAGTCTTCGCGAGATGGAGCATGATCTGGCCTAGCACCATACTCTTCTTCGATCCGTTGTACCCAGTTACCAAGGTCATCTCGGATGGCCTATATCTGAACAAATCGAACGCCTTCTGGAAGGGCAGGGCATCACCGTATGCAACATGATCAGTGTTATTGTATTCAATTAAATCATCACGCCAGTGGCCGCTAGACTTTAGGTCTTGTGATTCCAGGCTGCCGAGTAGCTCCACGTATTCATCATAATCCAATCCCTCCGGTATATTTATCATCTGCTCACCTCCCAGTTATCATCATCTTTCGTAGATTCACGCTTGCGCTGCTCCCATGTCCTGACTGCTGCCTTCCAATCTTTCATCTGTGCGCTGCCAACCATCCAGCCGCGAGTGGCATACCAATCTACGAATCGATCACCTTTGATATCATTCCCTCGCGACTTACAGTATTCAGTAACCTGTTCAGGTGTTGGCGGTGTGAACCGCTTATTAGTATTCTTTTCTTTCTTATCATTCTTTATATTCTTAAGGTGTGGTGGTTTGCTGGTGCTTTGCTGGTGCTTTGTTGGTGCTTTGCTGGTGACTTCCTGATATAAATCATAGGAAGTTATTGATATTACTGTGTATTTATTGGTAGTTTGTTGGTGGATCATGCCGTCTTTTTCTAACAGTTTTAAAATTTTTCTGATTTTGTTTTCGTTGATGCCAAGACGCTCAGAATATACCTTGCGACCAAAAATTAGCTGCCCTCTTTTGATATCAATTAGCCGTCCATTGAACAGCCTTTTCTTGTCCTCAAAGTTAGCTCTCATTAACATTTCTAGCCACATTTTGAGTGTGTCGGCATCTTGCCAGACCCAATGTTCTAGCATAGCCCTGTCTAATTTTATCCATCCTCCCATTGCTTATTCCTCCTGGCGATTAGTATTTTTGCGTTGATAATATCTTGCTTATCCTTCGCGGATAGCCTGGTTCCTGCCGCTAAAGTTTTAGGCAGTAGATCAATGATCGATTCAGCGATAGCCAACGTATCATCAGTAGATTTCTTAAAAAGTGGGCGATAATTCTCAGTGACCGGCTGCAATACACCGAAATCTAAGCCGACCGAGTCTAGGATATCCACTGCTCCACAGCCTGCAAAGCAGTGAATTAGTACCCGATCATTTGACTCGCGGATTGAGAGAGATGCACCCTTGTCGGAGTGACTAGGACATAGTGCCATCCAGCGGCGATGCCCGTCTCTTGTGCTAGTAGCTTTCACACCGTCTAGTGCTGAGAGTAATAGGTCAATGTCTGCCATAATATCCCTTGTAAAATATCAACGGGGACAGTAACCTAGCATAGATTACTATGCCATCCTCCCCTTGTGTGTGTGTAATCACGCCCCCTTTCGAGGGGGCAACCCTTTAATCGCTCACTTTATGAATCTTGTTGGCCTCTAATGGCCTCTCAGGTGATCCCCTTCCCAGCTCTATTTCCAAGGCGCGATTGCAAGCCCTGCACAGTGCTAGGCCGTCAATCACCTCGTTAACCGCATCATGAACAGGCAGGGTTCTCTCGCAATCATAACAAATAAAGACTCGCATCAGATCACTCCAAAAAACAGTGCCAACACTAACAACAGGAGGCCAGATACTACAGCGGCAGATGCTGTTTCGGCCAGAACTATCTTAATTATTTTCATTTGAATCCCCTTGATTTAATATTTTAAGTGCATCGCTCTGCGCTTGGGCTATCTCTGCTGGTGTGCATAGCTCGGCCAGCTCATCGACCAGCTTTAGAGAGTCTGTCAGCCTGTTTTCTGGTGCAGTTATAGCCAGTTGTAGGGCTTTGGTTAGTGCTTGTTTATGCGTCATGGTTCCCCTCTCTTTGGTCTATATTAAAAGCATTTACAGTAAATATATTCCCAGATCGATCCTTGAAGCGATATTTTGTGACGCTAAATGCTTCACCCCTTGTTGAATTAATAACCTCTTCGATAACCTTAACCTCAACAATGTCGTGCAAATTGGTGCTATTAAATGTTTTCATTTTCCATCCTCCCCCCTTATTTAACGTCATAGACTGGCTCATTGTTTACAAAAATCCCATACTGTCTCGCTATTGCTCTGCCTATACCTTCATAGGTTTTTGATCTGATTTTCCAGCGATCTTTAGAAGGCGATAGATAGTGCATTTTCATTCTATCTTTTTTGGGTAGTGCATCGTGGATCGCCTTAACATCATCGGTAGGCTGTAACTTAGGCAAGTTATGCAGCCATAATCCTGTTTTTTTAGACTCAGGATGGCCGAATTCATAGGGCTGGATATATTGTGCTGGCTTAAATGGTAGAACTCCAACTGGGTTTTCCATTACCGCGTAGTCGCTATGGTCGCAGACTAAATCCCACAGGCTAGTTGTCCATTGGATAGCTGCTAATCGCTCGGCATTCTTTTTCATGCCAGTGCCGTACCACGCATTGCCGGAAACTGCTAGGGCGGTACAGGGCGGATGTATCAGGATCAAATCCCAGTGCTTAGACTGTATAACGTCCAGCGCATCCCCTTGTATGTGATTCTTTGCCCCGTCATCGGCTGGTAGGAGGTCGCAGCTTACTACGTTCCAATCATAGTTATTGTCGCTTGCTACCCTCTCAAATGCTTTTCGGCTTACTCCACTATATTCCATTGCTATTAATATTTGCTTCACAAATTTCCCCTTTTATTTTGAGTTCAATATTTACACTTTTATAGCCCGAAGTGCTGTTTCTATAGTAGGAGCTATGGCTTTGGACGCTATCAGCAAACCCTTGCGGTGTTACTGCTTTGGGTTTCTTGGAATTCACATACAATCGCAAGTGAGTAGAACAATCGATTGGCTGACCATAACGGTAATCTTTCCAATTCAATCCCTGCTTTAAATGCTGCCCTCTCACTTTGATATCCCAAGTGCTTTTATTAAGATACTTTTTCAATTGCTTAACAAAAGCCCTTCCCTCTTCATCGTTCGGAATTTCGCTTAATAGATATATCGGATTAATTTTCATGCTATCCCCTTGCTATAATGTTGTGATTGTTTACCCGCGTTGGAGGTTGTAAATTTCATTCATCGCCTCGAAAACGCCCATCGGATCGCCTATTTCAATAGCGGTTTCAGATTCTCCCCACCAATAGCCCCTGACCTCGACTCGACCGCCGCACTCAATGTTTACCCAGATATTAGGGCCGCCAAATGCAACCAAAGCCTGACCCTCTATCAACAGGCCGTCGGAGTTTATAAGCCATCGGAATTCCATAGCGTCACGAAGCCAATCGTAACCAGCTAGCATTTCGCCCTCTGCATATTGGCTATCGTACATTTCAACCTCATCAGCTTCTACTAGGACTCCAGTTGAGACATTTAGCGCAATTTCTTTTACTTGATCTTTTAGCACGGTTATTCCCCTTTTGTTGTGATTAAAACAATTCATGAATGCCGCTCAGTTACTAGCTTAGCTTATCTATTGCTATCCTAGTTGCCGCCTCTATTAAACTTGTGACTCTTCGATCAATGTTATTGCCCTATCAATACTAACAATTGACAGTGGTCTACTACTATCATCATAGGCGGCCATAATAGCCTGCTCTGTAAACCCATCGGCAGTATGCATCTTATAGGCTAATCCTCTAACACGATCGTAGAAAACAATCTCGCTCATTGTTACAGTACCCAGCTCTGGCTCACCCTCAAATAGATCGCGCACAACTGTACTAATCAGAGCCGCTTCTATTGGCTGCCCGTCATCGCTACCATAATATCGCCCAGTGTTAAAAGCTAAATATGTGCTGTATTTGGTCATGTTCGTATTCCTGTGTTGTTGTGTTGTGTTGTGTTGTGACGTAATACAATGCTAACTCCGTGCCAAGTTTTAAGATGCTAGGGTTTATGCGGTCTACAGCCAATATACTGGGTATTTATACAGTGCCAGGAGTGTTACCTTGTTACCCAAAAGTGTTACTGTGTTACCGTAGAAGTGTTACTGGTAACAGTGTTAGTACTGGGTATTTATACAGTGCTTGAGAGGGGATAGAGGTAGCTGTGTGCACACTCACATTTGCCTATATAGATGCGATGCCTGGATTTAAATACCGAGCGTTCGTTCGATAAATGGATATGATGCGAATGAATCCGTATACCGAGCGTTCGTTCGATGAAGCGGGGTTTGTTTGAGGGACGGGGGAGGCGGGCGCGTCTGACAATTATGTATAGTTGCCCCCCAAATTTGCAGCAGGTGAAATTAAAAAAAGTCGCAATAAAACATTGCTCTGTACCCTCCAGAACATAAGCTATTAGCGCAAATAACAATTTAATGGTTTAATACGCCAAATATTAGCTAAAAAGAGTTAGAATCTTGTGCCTGAAGACAACATTAATAACCCTCCAGTAAAAAGAAAGCGTGGCAGACCTCGTAAGTCAGAGATAGCTGTTCCTAAGAATAGGAAGATTGGTAGACCCAAGGGTGACCATTCAGCTATGGCTGAGATGAAGCAGCGTTTCCTGGCGAGAAGAGATACCAATGCTGTCTTGGAGTCTATCTTTCGGGCAGCTCAAGATGACGATCACAAGAATCAATCTGCTGCATGGAAATTAATTGTAGATCGCATATTACCGATTAGTTCGTTTGATAAAGATAAGCTTGGCGGTAAGCCTACGGTAAACATTACAATATCTGGCGTAACAGATACCACTATAGAACCAGATGCCATAGAGGGTGAGTTCAATGCAGATTGAAGACATGCTAATTTTGCATGAAGGAATGAAAAGAAAACCGTATAAGGATACCGAAGGGCACTTAACCATTGGTGTAGGCAGAAACCTAGATTCTATGGGGCTTTCAGACGATGAGGTTTATTATTTGCTCAGAAATGATATTAGAAGATGCGAGAATGAACTAACTGATACGTTTGATTGGTTTGCTGGATTAAATAAAATACGCAAAGAAGCCATGATCAATATATGTTTTAATGTCGGTATAACCTCTCTCAGGAGGTTTAGCAGGGCTTTAGCTGCTATGAGTGTAGGAGACTACTCCTTGGCGTCAACAGAGTTCCTAGACTCGCTCTGGGCATCCCAGGTGGGTAGAAGGGCAATTACGTTAACTAATATGATACGAACTGGAGAATACGATGCCTAATGTACGTGGAAAGAAATACCCCTACACCGCAGCAGGAATGAAGGCTGCTAAGAAAGCCAAGGCTGCGCCTAGGAAAAAGCCTGTTGGAAGGAAGCGATAGTATGGCTACTGGTCTGTATAAGAACATAGCTAACAAAAAACGCAGGATAGCCAGAGGTAGTGGCGAAACCATGCGTAAGGTGGGCAGTAAAGGCGCACCGACAGCCAAAGCTTTTAGACAAGCTAAGAAGACGGCTAAGAAGAAATGAACTTAGATATAAATCTCCTTGATTGGCAGAAGGAAGTTTGGAGCGATCTTACGCGCTTCAAAGTAGTTGCTGCTGGCCGTAGGACGGGCAAGTCCCGCCTTGCGGCTTATCTTTTAATAGTCAACGCGCTAAAGTCTAATTCTGGTCAAGTCTTCTATGTCGCTCCTACTCAAGGCCAGGCTAGAGATATCATGTGGAATCTCTTATTAGACGTAGGCCAACCTGTAATTGAAAACTCACATGTTAATAATATGCAGGTGCGTTTAGTTAACGGGACTACTATTAGCTTGAAAGGAGCGGATCGACCTGAAACAATGCGCGGCGTAAGTCTTAAATTTCTTGTCTTGGATGAATACGCAGACATGAAGCCCGATGTATGGGAGCTAATATTAAGACCTGCGTTAACAGACTTGAAAGGTAATGCCTTATTTATCGGGACACCAATGGGTAGAAATCATTTCTATGAACTCTACAAACAAGCCAGCTTAGGCGAAGACCCCACTTATAAAGCATGGCATTACACAAGTTACGATAATAACTTGCTCGATAAGCACGAAATAGACGCAGCCAAGAAATCTATGTCTTCGTTTGCGTTTAGACAAGAGTTTATGGCTTCTTTTGAAGCGCGTGGCTCTGAGATGTTTAAAGAAGAGTGGGTTAACTTCGATGACAAAGAGCCAGATACGGGCGATTACTACGTTGCCATTGACCTCGCGGGTTTTGAAGAGGTAGGCAAAGCCAAGTCTAAAAACAAAAAACTTGACAACACTGCTATAGCTATAGTAAAAGTAGGCGAATATGGGTGGTGGGTTAAGGATATTGTCTGCGGTAGGTGGGAATTAAACGCCACTGCGGAGAAAATATTCCAGATAGTAAGAGACTACGAACCCATCTCTGTAGGTATAGAAAAAGGCATAGCTCGACAAGCTGTTATGTCTCCCCTCACTGATCTTATGAAGAAGTATCAGAATTTTTTTCGTGTTGAAGAATTAACTCACGGCAATAAAAAGAAAACTGATCGAGTGATGTGGGCGTTACAGGGTAGATTTGAAAACGGAATATGCAGCCTAAACAAAGGTGAATGGAATATTCAGTTTATGGATGAGCTATTTCAATTCCCTGATCCATTAACTCACGATGATATGGTAGATGCTTTAGCCTATATAGATCAACTGGCTAAAGTCTCTTACACATACGATTTTGAATTAGATGAGTTTGAGGTCTTAGACTCAGTAGCAGGATATTAATATGCTGGAATCAAACGAAGATCAGTTTGGCATAGAAGAGACTCTTGAGTCTTGGGTTATGTCTAAGTGTCAGGATTGGCGTGATCACTACGACACTAACTATGAAGAGAAGTTTGATGAATACTATAGATTATGGCGAGGTATTTATTCTTCAGAAGACCGTAATCGTAGCTCAGAGCGTTCTGAGATTATATCCCCAGCGTTACAGCAAGCTGTAGAATCTTCAGTTGCTGAGATTGAAGAAGCCACGTTTGGTCGCGGCAGATTCTTTGATATGAAAGATGACCTGGTAGACGCTGATAACCAAGACGTAACATACCTTCGCGAAAAACTATTAGAAGATTTTAAAGCCAATAAAATCCGAAAGGGTGTTGCAGAGTGTTTAATTAACGCCGCAGTCTTTGGTACAGGCATAGCAGAAATTGTTTTAGAAGAAGTAAAAGAAATGCGTCCTGCGAGTGAGCCTATTATGGATGGGCAGTTACAGGCAGTAGGAGTGAACATTTCAGACCGTACTGTATGTAAATTGCGTCCTGTGCTTCCTCAAAACTTTCTAATCGATCCTGTTGCAGTAGATGTAGATAGCGCATTAGGCGTAGCCATTGATGAATTTGTACCTACTCATGCTGTAGAACAGCTACAAGAGAAAGGTGTGTACAAAAATGTGCCGTTTAATTTTGCTTATCCTGATACTGATCTTGATCCTGACCACGAACTTACCACGCAACCTACCGATAAAGCTCGTCTAACCAAGTATTACGGACTTGTCCCGCGACACTTGTTGGAAAATGATGAAGATTTTGAAGAGGTTGAACAGCTAACAGACGCTGAAGAAGATACAGACTTCTATGTTGAGGCGATTGTTGTAATAGCTAACGGTGGTACTTTGCTGAAAGCGGAGAAGAACCCGTACATGATGCAAGACCGCCCTGTTGTGGCGTTTCCTTGGGATATCGTACCGTCTAGGTTCTGGGGTCGTGGCGTGTGTGAGAAAGGTTACAACTCACAGAAGGCATTAGACGCAGAGCTACGCGCACGAATTGATGCCCTAGCGTTAACAGTGCACCCCATGATGGCTATGGATGCAACTCGATTACCTCGCGGAGCCAAGCCAGAGGTCAGGCCAGGCAAAATCATTTTAACAAATGGTAATCCTTCTGAAGTCTTACAGCCATTTAACTTTGGGCAGGTTTCACAGATTACATTTGCTCAAGCAGGTGAATTACAACGGATGGTGCAAACCGCTACTGGAGCTATAGACTCCGCAGGAATAGGCGGTTCTGTTAATGGCGAATCTACAGCGGCAGGTATTTCTATGTCACTGGGCGCAATTATTAAACGTCATAAGCGAACTCTGATTAATTTCCAAGAGTGTTTTTTAATACCATTTGTTAGCAAAGCTGCTTACAGGTATATGCAGTTTGAGCCAGAACTTTATCCGGTTGCGGATTATAAGTTTGAAGTAACTTCTTCTCTAGGAATTATAGCTAGAGAATACGAAGTAACACAGCTAGTGCAGCTTCTTCAAACGATGTCGCCAGATTCTCCGCTCTATCCTGCACTGATTCAATCAATCATAGACAATATGAATCTTAGTAACCGTGAGCAGTTAATACAAACTCTACAGCAAGCAGGGCAACCTTCACCTGAACAGCAACAAGCACAACAAGCTATGCAGCAAGCACAGATGGAGTTCCAGCAGTCACAAACCAATGCTCTTAATGGGCAAGGTGCTGAGTCGCAAGCAAGGGCAGCTAAGATTGCAGCAGAAACTAAAGCAATCCCTGTAGAGTTAGAAACAAATCAGATTAAAGCTATTACATCTAATCTTTCTGTAGGCACTGCGGATGACAAAGAGTTTGAGCGAAGATTAAAAATTGCTGATGCAGCTTTAAAAGAAAAACGACTTAACCTGGATGCTGCAAAAGGTTTATCGCAATGATTACACAGCGAGAGCTAGAAGATGTAATTATTCAAGTTAACGTAGTGTTAGAACAACTAGCAGAGCGCATAGAATCTTTAGAGAAACAACATACCATTCTTTTGCATGACATAAAAAACTTTGTGCAAGAAAAGCCACAAGCCAAACCTAGAGGTAGGCCGAAGAAGAATGGATAAAGATACCGAACAATATTATGACAACCTTGCGAGTATATTTTTAATGCAAGGCTGGAAAGATTTAACCGAAGAGCTAAGTGCCAATGCTCTTCACATTAATTCCGTTGAGCATACGAAAGACAGAGATGATCTGAATTTTCGCAAAGGCCAGTTAAATATCTTGGCTTATATACTTAACTTAGAATCTACAATAGATCGTTT